CTGCGCCTCCCGAAGAACCTTCGGTTGCTGAGGGTCTTTCCGGTGCAGTCGTGACGCTGTCGATGTGCCCCAGCTCAGCGTGCTGCTCCCCAGGCTCATCCCCCACAAGCATCACGTGGAACCCTGATGAGCACGATATAGTAGAAGGCGATAGCCGATAGTTTAACGGTTAAACTGTCAAACGCCCGTTTGAAATGTCACTGGTAGCGACTCGCCTTACTCCCACATTCATGGCCGCTGCCGCTACGGCAGCTCCGCGCCCAGCCGGGGCCGCCGCAGGCGGCCCCCCCTCCCGCCTCAAGCAGGGCCGCCACTTTGTCATGACGCTGAACAACCCGCTCATTCCTGAGATCATGCAGCTCAAGAAGATTGGACGGGATGGGACGTGCCGCTACATCTGCTGGACGCTGGAGAACAGCGGCCGTCAGCCCCTCGCCTCGCGCCTGGCGGGCAAGTCCTGGACGCCCCACTTGCAGGCCTACGTGGAGTTCGCGAACACGGTGCGCCCGGGCTGGCTGAAGCGGAACGTGTCTTCCCGTGCCCACTTCGAGAACCGCCACGGCTCGCGGCAGCAGGCGAAGGACTACTGCAACCCGGACGCCGCGACCTACGTAGCGGCCAAGGGCGGCGCCGGCTTCTGCGGCATGAAGTGCCCGTTCATTGAGTTCGGAACGTGGCACGAGGACAGCACGGGCAAGCGCACCGACATGGACAAGATTAAAAAGTGCATCGACGACGGCGGTTCGGAGATGGACTGCTTCGAGACGCACTTCGGCACCATGTGCCGCTACGGCAAGGGCATCGGCAAGTACTCGCTGCTCAAGCGCACCGGCATCGAGGTCCCCGAGAAGACCGTCATCTGGATCTGGGGCCCCACGGGCTGCGGCAAGTCTGAGCTGGCCGCCAAGCTCGCGTCCGCGTACAAGGGCACGTTCTGGAAACAGACGGGCACCAAGTGGTTCGACGGCCTGGACGCCGAGGAGGCCGTGGTCTTCGACGACTTCCGGCCCTCCAAGGCGCTGCCGTTCAACTTCCTGCTGCGCCTCACCGACCGCAACCCGATGCAGGTTGAGACTAAGGGCGCCACCGCGCCCTGGAACCCCAAGTGTATCATCTTCACGTGCCCCGAGCCCCCGCGCGAGATGTTCGACGAGGAGTCCGACGGCGACATTGGCCAGCTCGAGCGCCGCATCACCGCGGTCAAGCACCTCACGGTTCACGCGCACCGCGTGCGGAACGTTGCGGCGGCAGCCGCGCGCAAGCAGAGCGCTCTCCGCCGCATCGACGCCGCCCTCCAGGAGCTTGCTGCCCCCCCCGCCGCCGCGCCCGCGCGCACGCCCTCGCCGGGCCCCCGGCTCCCCCCCACCGTGCTGCGGCGGGGCCTACTCTACTCCTCGTCCGACGAGGAGAGCGACCGTGGCGGGCGCCAGCCCGACGAAGAGATCGCCGAGGCGATCGACTCATCCGACGAGGAGCTTGACTCCGATGGAGCCGAGGAGCTCGGCTCCGACGGAGAGTGGCCGTAAAGGTGTGTGGGGCGTAGCCTAGTATTACCACACACCTCTGTATCAGTATCAAAATTTCGCGAAATTTCTGATACTCGTGAAGAACTTGTTCTTCACAATGGGCAAGCGTCCCCATGCCGGCGGTTGGGATCGTCGCTATGGGGGTGCCCGCTACTCTGACCGCAAGCGCAGCAAAGTCGAGTTTGCGAGCGTGGAGCCCTGGATGCGCGCGTACCACAAGGCTCGCCGCCCGAGGAAGAAGAGCGCTCCTCTGCGCCTCTCAGTCACTGCCTTCCCCAAGACTGCTGTGGTGAAGCACAAGTACTGTTGCCGTGGCACGCTGTCATGCACGCCGGCGGGCGCGACGCAGGTCAAGGTCATCCGCGCGAACTCTCTGTTCGATCCGGAGTACTCAGCCGGGGCGACCCAGCACCAGCCCCTGTTGTTCGACCAGATGGCCGCCTTGTATGACCACTACACGGTCACCAGCGCGTCCATCACGTGCAAGGTTTATTCCGACGCCGAGCATCAGGTCGAAGCATACGGCATTGACCCTCTCGCCATCGCGCTTCAGCTCAAGGACGTGGCCACGGCACCGATCTCTGCGTTCACGATCCGCGAGCAGCCGAACACGTCGTACACGACCCTTATTGCGCCGCAGCGCATGTACAAGCTCAAGAAGTCGTACAATGCCAAGTCCTTCCACGGGAAGAAGGTCGTCGTGGGAGAGCCGGAGCTGTCCGGCTCGATCGCGGCCAACCCGACCGAGGGAGCCTACTTCATCCTCAGTGTCACCGACCTCGGTGTCGCCCACGACGGAGAGACCGACTCCACATATCCTCTTCACTACGAGATGGATATCATCCAGACTGCAACGTGGACGGAGCGCAAAGCCATCACCGCGTCGTAGACGCGGGTGTTACGCTGGGTGCAAGTCCCCCCCGGAGCACGGAGAAAACTGGCGTGCCAGCTCCCGTTAGGGTTAGACCTAACGGAGAAGGTTAACATTGGTATACGAATGTTTAGCATGGGCAGAGGCGTCAGCCGCGATATAGGAATATTCTCAGAATGTCCTGTCTCTCCTGGTTCGCTCGCATCTGCCAGCGTCTCAGCCGTACTGCGCCTCCCGAAGAACCTTCGGTTGCTGAGGGTCTTTCCGGTGCAGTCGTGACGCTGTCGATGTGCCCCAGCTCAGCGTGCTGCTCCCC